AAATATGCATAGCGACCTCTTTTTTAACATTTCCCAACACAGATTTAACACTAGCCAACACACTTTGGCACGCTTTTTGGTAGGTGCAATGCCACTCGAAAGGCACGGCAGAAAAAATCTCTCTCGCCAACTTTGGCACGCTATTTGCATACCTCAAATGTTTTTGAAACTCGCCTTATTTGGCACGCTTTTTGCATAAAGAAAAAAGATTTTTTATTTTAAGATTTATTAGTACAAAAAAATTTGCTATCACTCGTAAAAGTGTCTATCTTTGCACTATCAAATTAAAACAACAATTTAAACAACAAACAAAATGAAGAAATCTTTTTTACGCGAAACGTCAAGATTACTAGCACAAACAAATGATAATCTAAGTTACGCGATTTCAGAGTTACGTGGTAATGATACGTCTTTGCTTAAAGATATTCACGAAACATTAGAAAACATCGATGTTCTACTGCGATGTGAAGCAGATGGACGTGAAGCCCTAGAAATCGCTCACAAAAAAGAAATGTGGTTAAAAAATCAAGCATATTTTTTCATTCTTGACAGCGGTAATCTAGACGCTTTTCGAGAATATATTAAAGAGAACCCGAAAGAATTTTAATAAAATAACCGAAACGTAAAATTTTACGCTTCGGTTTTATTTTAATTCAGTGGTAACAAACAAATTTTATTGAATGCTTCAATATCTTTTGCCTTAAAGTTTGGGCAACTTTTATATTTGTTATAAGTGCAATGCCTTGTAACTTTTTTAATATCATATTGAGATATTAAGAAGTTACACACGTGCGCCAAAGATTCAATAACTTTTGCGGTCGGTTCTCTGCCGATGTAGGCAATACCTATGCTATTAGCGTTATGTCCTTTGCAGTGAGCACCTATTTCTATAATATTGCGCCCTTTGTACCACTTGCCGTTAATATCAACTAAGAAGTGGTAGCCTATATCTCGCCACTTATTTACATTTACGTGGCACTTTCGTATTGCTTGCACGGTCGTGTTTGTCGGTGTATCGGTGCAATGTAAAATAATTTCGTTTATTTTTCGCATAGTTTTAAAATTTAAATTACATAAACACCACTATTAAGCAAATTATAAATTTGTTTTTGTTCTTCCTCAAGCATATTATGGGTGCTAATAATATCTACTGCATCAACCGAAACAAAACCCTTCAAATCGCCTAATACGCTGCGTTTGCTTTCATTGTTTCTAATATCGGATTTGCTTACATAAGAAGTAGCGTATAAATAAGGCTCTATTCCGTATAATGCGAAATCGTTCCAACTATCGCTACCTACCTGCCTAATATCTTGTGATAGAGTTCTGTATATAACGTCTAAAGACGGTGTTATCTGCTCTACTTGGAAGACACTTCCATCACACGATAATTTTGCAACTCCTTTACCTGTTATTATATTCACAACGTATTGTAGGTTTATTTCCTTGCCAACATATTCTTCGCTTAAAGAAACAAAACCTTTGAACGGTAGGAATATTTTAAAGTCGCTGGCATAGTCGGTTATATCCTTGTTTGGTGCCGGTACGGTAATACTACCATAGTCAAGCGTTATATTTTCAACCCCCGGAGTTTTTACATTTATACCAGTATTATAGTTCCCTAATGATAGGGTACTTTCGCCGCTTTCGGTTATATCCGTGTATATCCTTTTAATGCTGCTTACATATTCGCCTATATCGATTGCCGTTCCCGTGCTTTGTATAAATCTTTGTTTCGCTAATTTGTCTAACGCAGCATCATTTACTATATAGACATTGATAGACCCGTATTTACCACCAACGGGCGGCGTTGTGTCAGGCTTTGCACTTCCTGTAAGGTAATAATTACCTGAATTAGGGTCATTCACACCCTCATTCATTAACCACGAAAATACAGCCTTTTTATTTCCGTCCTGTAATGTGCTTTCAACTTCGTAATTGTCAAATGAAGATTCAAACGTAATTTTAGGTTTGCTTTCATTGTCGAATATATATTCAGTATTAGCCGTTAGTGATATTGTTACTGGTTCTTTATCCTTGTAACGCTCTTTCAAGTTTTCAACGATACAATTTTCCGTTTGATTTTTTATTTTATACGAACGTTCATAAGTTCCCGTTAACGTGATAGGGTAATCAAAATCAGCGTCATTTATAGTTATTTTAGCGTAGTGAGGTTGTGTCCCACTTATAACCATATTTACAGATTTATCTAAATTGCCCTTATCTTTATAAGTCGCTTTAGCGTCAAAAAACCAATAGCCCACATTATCACCCGTAACGGTAATCTCTACTTGACTATCATTTATAGTGTGTGATTCTGTCGTATCGGCAATTTCATTGTTTACCGTAACTTTCGGTACGGGTGTTCCCTCCTCGCTTTCGCCGTTTATAACTATATCGGGATAATCTTCGGGTGATAATTCAAGCCACGAAGAAACAGCCGTGTTTCCGTCTTCTGAAATTGTTAAATTATCTGTTTTTTCGTCACCCCATGTATAGTCATTATATACTAACGTGGGTTGCGGTTCTTTCTTTATAACCGTTCCTGTATTTGCTTTTACGGTAAATTGGTATTTACTTAAAAAACTACCCCCTTTCTTTTCTTCAAAAGTTACGGTTGTGTTAGGAATGTTATTTGTAAATTTAAAGTTTGCCATTACTTATTACCTTTTATAGTTATCATTATCATTGTGCCTGTATCATTCAATAGACCCATATTCGGAAACGGTACTTTTTCAAAGTGCGGCGTTCTTGAATATATGCTTTGCCTTGTGGATATGTATTTATCGGGGTCGTCAGACAACACAACATGTCCCGTGGTCCTCAATATATCAGTTTCATACGTTTTTAGCACGTCCACAGATAGAAAAATTTCATAAGTAGAATTCCCTATAAATTTAACGCTATCCACGAAATAAAAGCGTTGTAAACTATCTATTTTGCAGTAGTTGAATGTTGGTGCTGCTTGTAGTCTGACAAGCAAAACGGGGTGTAAAACGTCAAATGTTTTCCATAAAGTACAATCTAAATCAGTTGGCGAAGAAAGATTTTTATTTATTACTTTAGAATCTCCGTTATAGTTGTAAAAATGTATTGTTTCCATATCTGTATAAAATTTAAAGGGTAGGTAGTTATTAACCACCTACCCATTCACAAAACAACAATTTTAATAACCCAAATTTAGGCTACAAAGAACACAACAAAGTTTTCGTTGGTGTCGTTAAAATAACCTGCGTCAAACTTATAGTAATTATTGAAAAACTCTGCTTTTGCATTGTAGTTCGTTGTTACTCTTCGGTCGATGTTGCACACCCCGAGAGCGTCGCGGTCAAACATCACACCAAGAACGCCACTAATATCTACGTTTTGCCCGCTCGTCTCCTTGATGTTAATGTGTGCCGTACTTGCGAACTCGTAGTTTTTACCGCTACCTTGCCAAAACGGAATTGTTTCTGCATTCGGCAAGAGTACTTGGTCTTTGTTGTAGCTATCCGCGTATAGGTAAGTTCTTGCGGCTTTCTCGAAGTCAGACAAAAGAACAACGTGCAAATTGTCTTTAGGTGTGAAACGTGGCTTACCTCCTACGTTAAACGCACTTGAAATTGACGCCAAACGGTCGCTATACAAACCGATTGTATATGAAGCGAATTTAATGAAATCGGGGTCGGTTAGTGCTTTGTCAGCGGTAATAGTTGCGCCCTTTTGGTCGTTGTACAACTTTAGTAGGTTCACACAACGAGCGGTAGACCCTTTAGTATAATCCGTACCCTTGGCACCAGCAAAAGCGGCAGAATCTGCAATGAGAGTTTCAGCAATCATGTTGTTGATGGTTCGCATAATTAACGCGTCTGTCTTAATTGTGATAGACTTTTCTACCGCATTATAAATCATTGAGTAGAAAGCGTTAAGTTGTTCAGAGTTACTGAAAGATTCTTTCACCTGTCGTTCTGTAATAGAAACGGCTACTTCAAAAGTAACTTTTGAATTAAAGAATTTTGCAGTAACAACGGGCTTATGGAATACATCCTGCGAATATGTTTGCCCGTCTGTCAATTCCCAACTTTTGTTTTCTTCGGCTTCGGGAATATCGGCATTTATCTTTTCGAGAACGCTGCCGAACTCCCAACTATCCATGAGAACGGAAGGAATTTTACCACTATAAGGGCGGTTAACAAATACCACTTTGCCGATGTGGTTAACCAAAGATTTAACGTAATTGTCTACCGCATTTTGGTTAAACACTTCTTTACCCAAATCGACCAAACCAGTTAAATCTTCGGTTACAAGGTCTGTGTTACCTAGAACTTCTTTAGTTACGCTGTTAAGTAGTTCGTAAATTTGATTTACTTGCATAATATAATATTTTAGTAAATTGATTTTGTTATCTCATTTATAATTGCAAAGATAATATTTTCGCGCCAGTTTTTCAAACTAAATTGAATTTCTTTTTGTAGTTCGTCCGTGGCTGATTTTCCATTTAACCCCGTCACTACTTCGGTTACTTCGGTTTTGTTCGTTCGCGTTTTGTCGCTTGTGTTATTGTCTTTGTCGTATTCCTCAAAAGTCGTAGTATTAAACGGCTTATTTGATGATACGTTTGTGTTAATGTTGTTCTCGCTCTCTGTAGCGTTATTTGTTTTTGTAGTGGTTTTATTCGTAGGTTTTAGCACGTTATACGTGGTATTGTACGCATCAGCCACTTTTACCCAATTCGGGAGCATTAAGGCAATAACATTTTTAGCGTAGTTGTTTGCGTTTTCGCTTGTTATGGTGTTTAATACTTCTTTTTCTCCGTATTTCAAAAGTACTAAAGTATCAAGCCCTACACTATCCAATTCACCGAAAATTTTTGTGTATTGGTCGGGGTAATTCGCTTTGAATACCTTTGTAAATAACCCGTTTTGTGGGTCGGGGTATAACTCAATTATTTTCATTTTCTTTTCTTTTTTCTTCGTTCTTTTCTTCGTCTGTTTCTGTTTCTGTTTCTGTTTCCGTTTCTGTTTCTGTTTCTGTTTCTGTTTCCGTTTCTGTTTCCGTTTCTGTTTCCGTTTCGGTGTCGTTTACTTCTTTTTCTTGTTCACTAGCATTTTGTTCGTTTTCTGTTTCTGTTTCGTTTTTACGTATTGCCCAACTGCTACCCAATTCAACGCTAATTTCAGTACCAAACATTTCGTTTATTTTGTCTACTGCCTTTTTACGTTCTTGTAGCATATTATCTACGTATGGGTTCAAAGCGTCTACGTTCATTTGCACCTCGGATGTGTTAAGCCGTTCGCGCTTTAAATTGTAGTTTGCATTTAAGCCTATTTCATTAAACGCGCTAGCTTTGAAATACTGCAAAAGTTCTATTAACTGCCCTATTTGGTTTGCGCTTTGTGTGTTAATGCTTTGCAGATTTACACCCTTAAAAAATGCGTTTTCGCCAATTACGGAGAAATCCCCGTTTAAAATACGCGTTATAAATTCGTCCGCGCTTTGCTTTGTTTTATCATCGCTCGCACTGATTAGCATTGTAATACGAGAGAGCACCGAGCACGTATTTAACGATAAAAGCGTATCAGAGCACAAAACCCCATATTTGCCGAAAATCGGTAAAAGACTATTTGCGCCACTATCATTTTTTATAAGAATGCCATCTATACCTATTTTGTAGGTTTTATTTAAATTTAAATAGGGATTCGCCACTACGTATTCGGTTGGGTTGTTGTACACATCAGGAGTGCCACCCAAACCGCCCGTAAAAGCATACATTTTGCCGTCTACCTCTGTTACAAAAACGTTGCCGTTTGTCTGTAAAAGTCTTTCAAGTTCGTTTTGTGGCAAAGTATCGGGCAAACCTTTGTACACAAACATTGCTTGAGTTATAGCCAACATTTTGCGAATGTAGCTATTTACGCTTTTATCTTTGCCTTTTATTTCTTCTTGATATTTTAGGTAATAATTATCCTTCTTTGCCATAGATGTTTTTTATTAAATTTGTTAACTCTGAAAGTACCTTTGTATTTTCTTCTAAGGTACCCCGTAAATGTTCCGTTTCTTCTGCGTGCTTTGTGTCTTGCTTTGCCATGTAATAGAAAACAAGTAAACACATACCAATTGGAAAACCTACGTTTGAAATAAGTTGGGTTAATTCTGTAATATCCATATTTGGAAATTTAAAAGTTAATAACACTACAAAGATAACGTATTTATTTCACACTCACAATGTTAGAACGTGCTGAAGTCATTAAATAATTTCGTACAATTTCCCCAACTTCGTTATTTTGATAAAATACCTTGTCAGTGGCGAAATATCTTGTTACTTGTGACTCAATGTAAGTAGCTGTACTTATTAGTTTTCGCTTGTAGTTCGGTTTTCCGTTCATTTCTAGCGAATATATTAAAGCGTTATCGTCTTTTATTGGTGTGGTTTTGATGTGGATGTATGTAAAATTTTCGTTTCCTTTTTGTATGATGTTTCCTTGTAAAATTACTTCGTTAAACACAATGTAATAGACAAATAAAACATCTTTAGGGGTGTATTTTGTTGGCAAATGTGGATAGGCAGCCAATTCCCATTTACCGCCCGTAATCATCTGTAAATTTTGATTATCGAAACAGAAATATTTATTACTTGCTTTCTGCTTTACAATCGTACTACAATATTCGACCGCTACCACCGCGCCACCTTGACCGAACTTGTAAATGTCTATCGTTCCTTGCTCCATGTTGGTTACTTGCTTTAGACCCATTTCGGAAAAGTAGGGGCAATATTTATTTATAGTATTACCGAGCATAAACACCTTTACATTATCCCTTTGTCGTATTATGGTGCTAAGTAAGTTCATAAATAACATAAATTCATCGGGTAAATAGTACCTACGTGTGAGAAATTCGTCAAAGATTATTGTAGTAACATTCGGATAACTGCTACTTTTTTCGTGCTCTTGTTCTGACAGACAAAAACCATAACAAAACGGGGTAGTTTGTGGGTAATACTTTTTCTTTTCTGAATCGTACTTAGCAAGATACCATTTTCCCGAAATGTAAAAGATTGTGTTAAATTCTCCGTTCGTTAACTTTGTTATTTCATCATTCGCAACATGATTTGCAAAAAGGTTTTCGGCTCTCTTACCGCGTAAATCTTCGCGCCACCTACGGATATATGCCATTTGTTCACCCGTTGAGACATACCTCTTTAAACCATACAAAAGGGCTGCATAGGTTTTGCCGTTGGAACGCTCTCCAAATATAATATTATAGTCTGCTTTTTTATTTAGTATCTTTGTGAGCGAATAAAATTTATTTTTTTCTTGTTTCATTTCTGTTTTGTTTTAAGTGTTCCACGTGGAACGGGTTAATTTAATCTTTTAATTTTATACCTCTCAAATAGTTTAAATACATAATACTTAGTGATAGGTTGTAATTCGTTGGCTCGAGATGAACACCGCTATTTTCAACAAAGTTACTTTTATTTCCTAAATAGTCGGTAATTACTCCTTGTATTTTATAATCTATGTATGTGTGTATGTTTTTGCCCGTGGCTTCGTTTGGAATTTCTAGGTAATTAGTGAAAGCGTTAAAAATGTCGTCCCCGTACTTTTTAACTAGGTAGGGAATGGCGGTTTTTTTATTTACCCCACTAATTGTAAGGCTATATTTATAACTTTGCCCGTCTACCTTTAGTGCGTTTTCTTCTTCTACCATGTAGCGTTTTGCTCCCAATGTTTTAAAGTGTGTGTAAACACCCTCAAAATCCCACACACCGAGCACCTTTGTAACTCCTTTAATAGTTTCGGGTTCGCACTTTTCAAAAGAAATATTGTGATATTTACATGCTGCTTTCAATTTGTTATATACTACATTGTTGTATGTGTCAAAATACTTTTTGTGCTTATCAGCGTTTTTTAGTTTTATGCTATCCGTATCGCTGTAAATGTAATCATCTTTCGCTTCATAAATAGCGGTGAATAAATTTCTCCTAGCGTAAGCCGTAACGAAAACCCCCCACGGATAGAACAAAAATCGGTTTTTGCTATCATTGTATTTTTGTAACATTTCCGCTTTTTCTCTATCGGTTAACGTGTTAGTATCCCATTTGCCGTTATATGTAAATTCGTCACGGAGTGGGTTTGTAACACACATTCCATAGCAAGAATTAAGCATTTCTTTACTATTCAAATATTCTACTTCTTTCCCTTGCACGCCCTTTAATTTGGTTTTGCTTTCGTATAGGTCTAGAATGGTATTTATAAATTCGGTGGGCAAATAATCTGCTTTGTAAATGTACATTGTGCCAATTCTGATTTTACCCCACTTGTAGAACATTTTTATAACGTTGTAATCTATATTTGTTAAGGTGGTGCAAATCTTTTCAGCACACACCACACGCCCGTTGTTTTCTACTACTTCTTTTTTCAAAAAGCACTTACTTACGCTTATTGGATTATCTTGCAATTCACTTGCAAAAATATCGGTAAATTCTACGTCAAAAATGCAAAGGTAGTTTTTTATATAGTACTCAAATTCTCGCATATTTCGGGGGTTTACTTTTACGCCCTTACTCATTGGGAATTTTTCAGATATCATAACATATGGGTAGCTGCTTGTAAAATCGTAGCTAGATATGTTTGTACAAATTTTGTCCACGTGGTTTGCATTCGCATGTGTGAACCCACCACTAAAAGCACGTTGCAACATGTTAAATTCATGTAGCCCGTTTATGTTTAGAGAGTGAATTAAATTTATACATTCCCAATTACGAATACTTTTGCCGTTTATATTCTTTTGGAGCATATTTTTACGGCAATGTTTACGTACAAAACCCGTTTTAGTGAGTGGTAGCCGTGTAATGAATTTGTATTGTTCTAGTTGTTCCTGTATGTAGTTCATAACCACGCGAATATCGTTCACACAGTACATCAATTCTTTTGTGCTTAGTGGTGTTTTTGAGTGTCTTAAAAGTGTGTAGTCTAAATCTCCAACTAATTTAGCGCACTTGTACTTCTGTAGTTGTTCCCCCAATTTGGCAAGGTTGTAACCGCTTAACAAGTAACTACAACGAAACTCTATACCGTCTTTTGTTATTGCGTAAATGGGTTTTCTTAAATCAATACTAAAAACTTTTTCCCACTCAAACAAAGTGCGTATAAATTGAAATTCGTATGATAAATTGTGAATGTAAATTATTATTCTTTTATCTTTATTTAGGCTTAATTTGCGGACTATTACAGAGCACATTTTTATAAACTCATCCCACGTACGACCTACAATTATATACCCGTTTATTCCGAATTGCCACACGTACATAGTACTACACTTTTCCAATTTTGTACCTAGTTTTGCGTATTGTTCGTAGTTGTACGTGCTGCCATCCTTACCACGATAAAAAGATGTTGTTTCAATATCGAATGCGCATGGGATGTTATAGAATTTAGTTCCCTTGTTATTGCCTATTACATTTTTATCATTTACAGCATTATCTAGTACTTCTTCTATGTCTGTAGAATTGTAAATATTATTTCGTTGTTCATATTGAATTTTTTTCATAAGCCGAATTTACCTAACGCACTTAGTAGGTCATTTACTAGTCCTTTTATTTCGTTTTCTGCTTTGTTAACTGTTTCGTTAGCCTTGTTTTCTATATCCCGTTGTAACGCGTTTTCAAGGCTTACCGCATCGCTTTCTATTTGGCTACTAACATCTGCCGCTTCGCTCTCTAATTCACCGGTAAAATCTTTGTAGCGCATTAAATACTTTTCTACAAAATCGCTATCGGAAATACTTTGCAACTTGTCGTTAATCTTATCCGACATCAAATTAAATTCTTCGTCGGTAAGCTCGTACGCTCTTTTTATATGTTCATTATATTGCAGAGTGCCTCTAGCAGTGCTTGTTGGTTGCCTTAAAAAGGCTATTGCTTTCGCGTATTCACGTTTTAATTCTTCCCAAGATAATTCACCTACTGCAAACTTACTGAATCCATCTATATTGCCTCTATTTAATGCCTTAACCGCGGGGCTTAAAAGTCCTGCGCTTTCTATGTTTTCTATTCGTCTGTTTGCTTGATGAAAAACCCTCCTTATTTCTTTACGTAGTTCGGGGTTACTTTCAGTGGCTGAAATAATTTCTTTTTTTAGTTTTTCCCTTTCTGTGGATGAGAAAACAGATTTAGTGAATGCAATTTTTGGCATAGTATTAAAATTAAAAGGGAGGGAGAAAACCCCCTCCCGATGTTATTTACTTATCTTTGAAAGTGATTGTGTAACAATCTTTACCGTGGCTCTCGTACTTTCGTACGATAAAACCTACTTTAGACATACGGATAGCTTCTACGGCTTCCGCGTCTTTTACAATGTCGTTAAATACCTTTGTAAGGTTTAAAGGCATGTCTACGCGCTTTTTAAAGGACTTCATTACAACTACCACCTTAACGCCAAATTTACCGCGCGTAAAGTAAAAGCCATCTAAAGAATGTACCTTATTTCCGTCTTGGTTGTACAACTCTTTAAGAGTGGTAAAGGTGTATCCGTCAAAATTGAAAATGAATGGGTTCTCGTTTCCCGGGTTGTACTTTTGTGAAAAACTTGTCATAACTTAAATTTTTATTTAATATTGGTGATGTGTTCATTACCTAGTGAAATAAGGTAATTTCTAAACTTAGAGATTTTAAGAAGTGTGCGAGTATTCGCACTTACTTCGGGGGTAGTCATAAGTTGACCGAGTGACGCGCAAGCGGTAAAAATTGCGTCATCAAATTGGTTTTGTTCGTTGTTCATTTCTTAGGGTATTTGAATAAATTAGTGTGTTTAATAAAAGTGGTGTCTGTTGTTACTATGGTCGCTTTGCCGTTTATTTCTGTATCGTGATACATCTTGCACGAAGTTACACAAAACAAAGCACACAAAAGACAAAAGTACAAAATAGTACCTGCTAAGCACTTTAAAAATGTTTTTTTCATTACGTTTTGTTTTAAGTATTCAAACGTGGAACGGGTTATTTTATTAAAATTCTTTCGGGTTCTCTTTAATATATTCTCGAAAAGCGTCTAGATTACCGCTGTCAAGAATGAAAAAATATGCTTGATTTTTTAACCACATTTCTTTTTTGTGAGCGATTTCTAGGGCTTCACGTCCATCTGCTTCACATCGCAGTAGAACATCGATGTTTTCTAATGTTTCGTGAATATCTTTAAGCAAAGACGTATCATTACCACGTAACTCTGAAATCGCGTAACTTAGATTATCATTTGTTTGTGCTAGTAATCTTGACGTTTCGCGTAAAAAAGATTTCTTCATTTTGTTTGTTGTTTAAATTGTTGTTTTAATTTGATAGTGCAAAGATAGACACTTTTACGAGTGATAGCAAATTTTTTTGTACTAATAAATCTTAAAATAAAAAATCTTTTTTCTTTATGCAAAAAGCGTGCCAAATAAGGCGAGTTTCAAAAACATTTGAGGTATGCAAATAGCGTGCCAAAGTTGGCGAGAGAGATTTTTTCTGCCGTGCCTTTCGAGTGGCATTGCACCTACCAAAAAGCGTGCCAAAGTGTGTTGGCTAGTGTTAAATCTGTGTTGGGAAATGTTAAAAAAGAGGTCGCTATGCATATTT